ATTGTATGCCCTAGATGCACCTCCACCACCGCCACCGCCTGTATTAGCTGTAGCGTGTGCTGGATGTGAACCAGATGTATATGTAACACCATTAGCTCCACCACCTTCTCCTGCTGGATTAAGTTGACCGTCACCACCTGCACCACCGCCACCACCACGAACAACAGAGCTTCCTGTAATAGTTGATGCTAAACCGTCACCACCAGCTGATTGACCGTCAGTGTTACCAGCTTCTCCAGCACCACCTCCGCCACCACCTCTATAAGGGCTACCACTTTCTGTACTTCCACCAGCATATCCATGCACCACTGGACTTGTTAAAGCAGCTCCACCAGAGCTATTTACTGGTGTACCTCCACCACCACCAGAACCACCTGTTCCAGCTGCTACATTATTATAACCACCACCAGTTCCACCACCTTTAGAAGTAATGTCTATACCTGTAGCTGCGTGTTTAAAAAATGAATCTGAACCAGATTGATGGTTGGTAGATGTACCGCCTGCACCAACACTTACTGAATAAGCTGTTCCTGCTTGTATAGTAGTTAAAGTTGACTCTGAAGATTGACCTCCACCAGAAGTTTCATTATTCCAAGAACTTCTATAGCCACCTGCACCACCTCCACCACCATTTGCTAAGTTTGTTTCTCCATTACCACCAGTTCCACCACCTGCAATAATAAGGTAATCAACTCTAGTTAAAACTTCATTTGCTAATTGTACCCAAGAACTACCGTCATAATATTCTGGACTTGAAGTGGTAGTGTTATATATCATATCACCAGCTACTGATGTAAGTGCATCTCTTTGAGTTGTGGTATAAGACTTTAGCCTTAGTGCGTCATCAATAGAAACATTGTTTCCGTTATACTTACCTATAGAGTTGGTTTCGAGTGTAGACATTATAAATCATTCCACGCTGAGCCATTATAAAATTGAACTTTACTATCTGTAGTGTTGTATATCATATCCCCAGCAGCACTAGTCAAAGCATCTCTCTGTGTAGTTGTATAGGATTTCAGATTTAAAGAACATTGCATCGCTACATTGTTACCAGAGCTTTTAGATATTGTGTTTACTTTTAGAGTTGCCATTACATTATCACCAGTGTTCCATTATTAGTTATTGTTCCAGTAATAGTTACTGGTCCAGCCATTACTTGTCCTTCACCAGAAGGTATTGTATAAGTAGCAGCTTGTGTCTGATTGTGTCTTACAGTTCCAGAGTTAGTTGTAAAAGCCATACCGCTTACATCTTGTGTAGCGACTTCTGTTCCTGCGACATCGTATCTAATTTTATCTTCATCAGATGATTCTTCTACTTGTATTTTTGTATCGCTATCAGCGTCTACAATTGCTGTACTATCTGTAGCTGATACTGCAAAGTCTAAAGTTCCATCGCTGTCTTGATAAGTAACGGTAACATTTGTTTCAGTATTACCACTTACCATAGCTCCAATAATGTCTTGGATTTGTTCAGTAGTATTTCCAACTACTTGCCAAGCAGAGCCATCGTAAATCTTAATCTTATCTTCTGAAGAGTTGTATATCATCTCACCTTCGGTTGTACCAGAAGGGTCTGATGAGTGTATAGGTAGTAAGATAGTATCAGAGTTACTAAACTCTGCTAGACCATCTGTGTCTCCACCAGTTCTTGTTACATGTAATAATCTATGTGTTGCCATTGTTATTCCTTTGGATTGTCATCCTTAACTTGTTTAATTGCAAGAAACCAAGTTCCTGTCTTAGCATCTTCGCCAAACTTACCATCTTCAATATCGTGCCATAATTTATCTAACTGCACAGCTATATCTCCATATCCAAATCTTCTTGTATATAATAATTCTTCTTCTGCGTTTTCAAATTCTCTCATTATGTTTCACCTAGTTTATAGAAAAATACAGCTGTTGGAACATAATCATTTGAGCCAACTAATGTAGCATTTCCTTCATCAAAAAATCTAAATTTAACTTTATCATTTGAAGTATCTTGTATATCTAATATTGTTTCTATATGAATATTAGCAGTGTCATAGTTGTGTTGACCTTGACCTTCCATTGAAGCTATATTATCCCAAGTAGAGCCATTATCATTTGTTGTGTAAATATAACAATATCCACCAGCATATCCACTAAATCTCACCATAGCTGTAAATTTTACTATATACTTTCCTGTGCTTGGAAAGGTAAATACACCACTAGATACTGACATACCAGTGCCTTTAGGAGTAGATGTAGCTAATAATAATCCAGCTGTTGGTTTTGCCCAAGTTGTTATTGGGTTAGCTGAAGCTGTTAGATTAGTACTGTTAATGAAATAATCTGCTTCTGTAATACCTTGTGTAATACCAGATACATCTACGCCATCTACATTACCATCTTTTATTAATACACCATCTACGGTAACACCATTTCCAGATGATGACTCTAATACGCTATCTACTTTTATTTGACTAACCATTATTCACTCCACTCTGGTACTAAACCAAAATTGTGTTCTGATTCTTTTTTGGATTGCCAAGCATCTTTGACTTCTTGTGTCCAATGCTCACTAGCTAAATCTTGTATCTCTTGGCTTTCTCCAGATACATCCATATCTGGTGTATAGACAATTTTGTGTCCATTTTCATCTGTTGTGTTTATATGCTTAAATTCTGATAAAACTTTGTATTCCATTATGCTCCTATAAACCAACCAGATAATATTGCATATCCATTTATGTCGTGTCTTACTTGTAAAAAACCTGTAGAGCCATCATCCCTCATACCTTGTACTATTGCATCAGAGCTATTAGAACCTGTTTGAATCATTGTTGTAAAGTTATTATAAGTTGATGTGTTATATCTTACTCTATGTCCATATCCCCCAATATTACTTACACTTTGATTTGTTGAACTACTTGTTGCAGGTAAAGTTAATTTATAAATTTGAAATGTGTTGGAAGTTCCTATATTTGAATTATTAATTTGCGGTAGCCACCATTGATACCAGTTACCTATTTTTATATAATTTCCAGTTATATTTGTTGTTTCCCAACCAGAGCTTCCTGTATGACTTAGGTTATCTTCCCAATGTATAGTAGAAGTCCAAGTACCAGATATAGGTGTAATATTACTATCTTTAATTAACATACCATCAATGGTCACACCAGAACCAGATGTTTTTTCTGTTATGGTATCAGTATTAACAGCGTTATCTTTAATTAATACTCCATCAACAGTTACACCACTACCTGTGGTTGATTCGTTAATTGTATCTACTTGAACTGTACTCATTCTGTTCCTTCTGGTTTAAAGAAATAGTTTTCTGGGTCGTATTGACTATTGACATACTCCTCCAGAGTTTTCTCTATTTCATTGTAATCTAAATCTTTCATATTTTCCTTTTTATAAAACTACTAAACTTCCTTGAACATCTACGGTACCTTGTATATCCAATGGACCAGCTGCAACAGTTCCTTCTGTTGAAGCAATTGTAAATGTTTCTGATGCGTGCATAGCTAAGTTATGTGTAAAGAAACCACCCCTAGCAGCCATAGAAACATTATTGTCTATTGTTACTCTTTCTTGACCACCGGTATCTGCTCTAATTATATCTTCATCAGAACCTTCTTCTACTTGAATTTTGGTATCACTATCAGCATCAGTAATAGAGTTAGAACTTAATGAACCTAGTGCTGTATCTACATAAGCTGTAGTAGCAACTTTAGTTGAATTATCACTTTGGTTTTGAGTCTTAGCTTTTAAGTCACCTTCTGTAACTGTTAAGTTAGCAGCCGCAGAACCATCTGTTGCAGTTGTACCTACAACAAAAGAATCTGTTGACTCGTCCCATATAATTGCTGCATTATCTCCAGTAGAACCTCTTTCGATAATCATTCCAGCATCTGTGGTTAATGAACCACCATCAGCGTTTAATTCAAATAAAGTATCCGTAATTTTTAATTCGTTAGCTTGTGTAGTTGTTCCAGTAACAGTTAAGTTAGTTACTGTTACACCAGAACTTGTAGCTGTTATAACATCTGTTCCACCAGCTTTAATATGTACAGTATCATTGTCAGTAGTTCTCTCTACTTCAATTTTTGTATCACCATCATCATCTGCATAAGATGTCAATGTTTGTGTGGTTCCGGTCATATTAATTGGGTCTGATGAACCTCCTGCAAGTGTTACTGGTAAAGCACCACCTGTTGCAGCAGAACTTAAAACTATATTGTCTGTTGTACCATCGAAGTCTGTAAATGGCATTGTTCCACCACCACCACCACCTGAAGAAGTAAATGTAATACTATCCGCACTAGCATCTGTTGTAAGTGTCATTCCTGTACCAGCTACAAGAGTTAAAGTATCAGTAGCTGCGTCAGCTACAACATTTGATTGTCCAGAAACTGCTAAGGTTGAAAAAGCATTTGCTGCACCACCAGTTGCTGCAAGAGTAAGAGTTCCAGCTGCATCATCATAAGTTTTTGTAATGTTTGCACCAGCAACTACTACATTGGCTGCGAAGTCTTCTACTTGTTCTTGAGTAAGTTGTGTGTTTGTATCTGCAGAAGCGATTGTTATAGAATCTCCAGAAGCATCTGTTGTAAGAGTTATATTGCTTCCTGCTACAAATGTTAAAGTATCAGTTGCTCCATCAGCAACTATATCAGACTGTCCCGATACGGATATAGTCTTAAATGCTTCAGATACAGAACCACCCCCAGTGACAGATAAATCGATAGTTCCATCACTATCTTGATAATCAACTGTAATATTGCTTTCGGTATTTCCACTGAACATAGCTCCAACTATGTCTTGTACTGCTTCAGTATTAAGAGCAAATGTTACTTCATCTGTACCACCTACAGAAGTATCTATTCCAGAACCACCAGTAAGCGTTAATGTATTAGCATCTGCTACAACTTGATTAGAACCACTATCAGCAGCTATTGTAAAGTTTGACATAGTACCTGCACCAGAAGCAGAGTTTAAGTCAGATACAGCTATTTTCTTTAAAGAAGTTGTTGAGTGGTCATAAATAAGTACAAAGTCATTTGTAGTGTCTACTGTTCCTGAATAAGCAGATTGTCCAGATATTACATTAGCATTAACCATTCCTGTTTCAACAGCAGCTGATTGAATTGTTGCAGTACCAGTTACATCACCAGCACCAGTAAATGAAGCAGATGTCCAAACAACATCTCCTGTCATTCCTATTGTTCTACCTGTTGCTAAGGCTGTTGCAGTGTCTGCATTACCTGTTACAGCACCTGTAACATTACCTTCTAAGTTTGCAACTAATGTGCCTGTTGATATTGTTAAGTTGCCTGTACTTGCACCTGTAAATGAACCTGTACCAACTATAAATTTGTCAGCACTTTCATCCCATCCTATGAATGCATTATCAGAGGAACCCCTTTCAATTACTATACCTGCATCATTAGCTGGTGAACCAGAAGTACCATTTCCAAGTTCTATTAGTGAATCACTAACAACTGTATTAGTTGTATCAATTGTTGTTGTAGTTCCATTTACTGTTAAGTCTCCAGTGATTGTTGCATTACCAGCAACTTCTAATCCAGTACCATTTAATAATTGGAAAGTGTCAGACTTTAATCTTGCAGTAATAACATTTGAACCTGCTTTAACATTTGCAAATTCAATAAGACCATCTTCAGAACCAGCAGAAGCATCTTGTATTTTACCTGTTATTTTTGCATATACAGTAGAAGCTCCACCATCGTCATCACCTTTAAATTTAATTTGACCTAAGTAGTCTGCATCAGCTGGTGAAGAGCTGTCTCTCACAAAGTTAAATATAGGTCCAGCAGATGAGCCTGCATCAGTTGAAGTAAGTGTTACATCACCAGAAGTACTAATGTTACCTGTGCCTGTAATATCATTTGAATTTAAATCTAAGTTACCACCAAGTTGTGGAGATGTATCTTCTACAACATTATTTATAGATACTGCTTGAGCATCGCTGTCTGAGTATTGAGTAATTGTTGTAGCAATTACTCCAGAGCCAGAAAGAGTTATTCCCGTTCCAGCTGAAAGATAAGACTGTACATCGGCATCACCATAAGCTGAACCAAATACTGTAATTGTTCCACCCATACCAGAGTGTGAAGAACAGTAGTAATAAAGAATATCTGGAGTAGCAGCATTAACTGTAAATTCTATGTAAGCACCAGATTGTCCTTGTGAACCACTAGCAGTTCTACCAGTTGTATAAGCTGTACCTTCGCTTGTTTCTGATAATACAAATGGATGAGAAGCTACTGAGCTATCAGATAAATCAAATCTATGAACAACTCCCGGTCTAAATGATATTGTTGCTTGTGATTGTCCATCTATTACAAACTTACCACCAGCTACAGTTACAACATATTCAACAATTACTGTATTGTTTTCTAAGTTAATAGTTTTATTTGTAAGTGTTTGAGAGTCATCTAAATCTACAAGTGTTGCATCAGATACTGCTGTTTGAAACTCTGCAAGGGTACCTGATAATGTGTTATCTGTTAAATCTATAGATTTATTTGTTAAAGTATCTGTAGAACTTTCTGTAACAACTGTAGAGTCTATAGCAAATGTAATAGCATTACCAGAACCAGATGTATCAATACCTGTTCCACCAGTAAATGTAAGTGTTTCGCTATCTAAATCTATTGATAATGCACCACCACTATCACCTTGAAAATCTAAATCTTGTGCGGTAACTTGACTATCTACATATGCTTTTACAGATTGCTGTGTAGGAACTTTAACTGCTGAGTCAGAAGACATGTTATCTTCATCAACTAAGAAATCTATATTTCCTATTTGAACTGCATTTGCTTGTATTGTCGCGGTTCCAGTTACATCTCCAGAACCATCAAAAGAAGCAGATGTCCAAACAACATCTCCTGTCATTCCAATTGTTCTGCCTGTAGCTAAAGCAGTTGCAGTCGCAGCGTTACCTGTTGTAGAACCAGAACTTCCAGTAACATTACCAGTAACATTACCAGTTACATTTCCTTCTATGTTTGCTACTAATGTTGCTGTGTTGTAAGTTCCAGCAGAGGTATCTACAGTGCCTGTTGGTTCTGTAGTTAATCCATCAAATAATTTAAATTTATTAATACCACTAGCATCCCAATGTAAACCAACATATTTAGTTGTAGAAGATTGTACAATTTTTCCGTAAAAACCAATATCAGTAGAGTTACCAGTATTATCTTTAGCAAACTTGAACATTCCATCACCGACAGCAACAGTGGTAGAGTCAACAGTAGTTGTAGTACCCTCAACTGTTAAGTTGCCAGTTATAGTTGCATTACCTGCAACGCTAATATTTGTTGATGTTATGTCGTCTGATGTAAGAGTTCCATCAACACTTACATTGTTAAAAGTTACATTATCAGAAGTTCCTACTGCTTGTCCAATAGATATAGCTCCAGTACCATTGTTATAAGTAACTCCAGTACCACCAGATAAACTTGCAAGTGTTATAAATGCAGAGTTTGTATTAGAGTAATTAGCTAAATCATTATCAACAACAAAATCTATATTTCCATCAGTGTCATCATAAGATACAGTTATTAACGTTTCTGTTCCGTCTAACATACCTCCAACAAAATCTTCTACTTGCTCTTGTGTTAGAGTTGCTGTAATAAATCCAGAAGTACTGTTGTCATAATTTGCTAAGTCATTATCTACAACAAAATCTATGTTGCCGTCAGTATCGTCATAAGATACAGTTATCAGAGTTTCTGTACCATCGAGCATTCCACCAACAAAGTCTTCAACCTGTTCTTGTGTTAATTGAGTATTTGTATCAGTAGCATCTAGTGTAAGTGTTCCTGCTGTATCATCATATGTGGCTGTTACATTTGTACCACCTACAATTACACCATTTACAAAATCTTCAACCTGTTCTTGTGTGAGCTGAGTGTTTGTATCAGTAGATGCAATTGTCAAAGTACCTGCAGCATCATCATAAGTTAATGAGACATTAGACCCTGCTGTAAGCAAAGAATCTACTCTATCATCAACTCTTTCATTTAAATCAGTTGTTATTTCACTTAAGTCAGCTGATATTGTTAATTGGTCATTACTATCGTCATAACTGATATCTATACCTGATGTTGCTGAATCAACTAATAGCGTTCCTACTCTGTCGTCTACTCTTTCATTCAAGTCAGTAGTTATTTCTGATAAATCTGCTGTCAAGGTAAATGAATTTGCAGCATCATCGTATGCTACATCTACACCATTTCCTCCAACTACAAAACCAGAACCTATTCTGTCATCTATTCTTTCATTTAAATCAGCAGTAACTTCTGATAGGTCTGCAGTAAATGTTAATGTACCAGCAGTATCATCATAAGCTGTATCTACACCAGCACCACCAACAATAAGAGCATTTACTCTATCATCAACTTTTTCATCTGTATAGTAAAAATTAGAAGAGCCTTCAGTTAAATCATCAGTGGTTAATCCTGATAAGCTAGAGACTGTACCTGTTACATTACCTTCTAAGTTTGCAACTATAGTTCCAGCAGTACCACTGAATACTTCTGCAGCATTTGTTGCATCAGGTATAAAAACAAATTTTCCTGTACTATCATCAAATCCAAAGAAACCTAACTTTGGTGCTGAACCAGTATGGTATCTAAACTCAATACCTCTATCTTTATTATCATCTGACGCTGGTGCAGTATCTCCACCTAATGTAAATATTGGGTCATCAACTGTTACTGTTGTTGAATTTACTGTAGTAGTTGTACCATCAACTTGAAGATTGCCTCCAACTACTAAGTTTCCTGATGTTTGTAAACCTGCAAATGTAGGAGTATCACTTGTTCCTAAACCTAAACCCTCTAGTAAAGCAGCTAATGAAGCATAAGAACCACCTGTACCACCATCATCTAAACCTATAAACTCAGTAGATTGAAGCTCAGCAAAACCAGTGGGGTTACCACTATTATCAAAATTAACTCTTACTGGTGTTTTTTCTGCCATTATTCAGCTACTTCCATATCTACTATTTGATTGCTTCCAGATGAATTTACTACTGTTAATTGTAGTGTACTGTTATCGGATTTCGCTGGCATTAAAACATCTGATGTACTACCTGAACTTAATAGTAAAGGTATACTTCTTGTGCTTACTCCAACAAAACCACCACCACCAGATACTGTATCAGAGGTTGCCACATTAAAGAATTTATTTCTTAAAGGAACACCCTGCGTTACACCTGATGCATTCACTACTGGTACTTTACTAGCCATTGAGAAAGTTTTGGGTATATTATTTGTCACCTTAACTTCATTAGTGGAAGTATCTGTACTAATGGTTACCTTATCTCTTTCACTATCATATCTACTATCTACTGATGTATTGTTCTCTGAATTAAATTTTAAAGCAGCAGAAGTAGCATCTGCAGATAAAGTACTTTGATTTGTAGATTGAACTTGTGTAAAAGCATTTTGATTTAGTTCTCCATCTGTATTTGCATTTATTGTTATAGAATCATTATTAGCATCTACATTAAAAGTAACATTAGAACCTGGTGTAAGTGTTAGTGTATCAGTATTATTGTCTGCTTGTATAGTTGTACCACCAGCAACTATGGTTCTAAATGCTTCGCTACCAGCAGAAGTATTAGTATTTGTAATTGTTATTGTATCTGTAGAAGCATCAGTAGAAATACTTATTCCTGTACCTGCAGATATATTTAATGTATCCCCTGCTTGGTCAGCTACTACATTTGATTGTCCACTTACCGCGAGTGTTTTAAATCCACTTTCCTGTGTAACTGGAGATGACCATGATATGTTACCAGTTCCATCAGTGGTAAGCATTTGACCTGATGCACCAGAGTTACCATTTATTAATAATTTTGAGGAAAGTATATCTAATGCACCATCAGTTGTTATCTGAAGTCTTTCTGTATTATCTACACCAAATATTAATTTTTTACTTGCACTTGTATTGATTACAAATGTACCATCTGAAACAATAGATTGTCCATCTAAAGATAAAGTATGTTCCGAATCTACTAATGCAAGAACTGCATTACTTATTGAGTAACCAAAAGAACCATCGAGAATATGTTCGGCGGCTCCATCGCCTGACATCTGGCCGCTAGATGTGTGTGTTTGTGTGATAGCCATTAACCTACACCAGGTATCTCGCTATCAAAACTCCCTCCTAACTGACCATATATAAAAATCATTCTATTCATTTCTTCCATAACTTCTTTAACTGCTCTATACCAATTTTCGTATTCTTGATGATTTTCATCAAGCCTATCAATCATTAATCCAAAATGCTCTCTTTCTAAATCTTCAATTCTTCTTAGAACATAAGCCATTTTGTAATCATGACTTATAAATCTATAAGGCATATGGAATTCATCTTTCTTTTTTTGATTATCGTCAGACATTATCCCTCCAATGCTTCGATTCTAGCAGTTAAATCTGAATTCTGTGTGCTTAGTTCTTGTATTGCTTTTACTAATGGTGCAATTAAATTTTCTTGAGAATAATTATATTCATCGGATTCTGTGTCGTGGTTTACTAAATTGTACAGTTTACTTGTACCTAATTCAGGAAGCATTTCTTGTGCAATAAAACCAAAAGTATGTTTATCATCTGCTTCAGTGAATTGTTCTGTTACAGTCCCTGTACAGTCTATTAAGACTTCTTCGTCATTCTCATCTACAGATTTTATTTCTGAATTACATTCTTGTGCTGATTCATATATCTGACCACAAATATCACAGGAAAAACCGCTTGACATAGATTTCCAAGTAAATTCTCTAGGTCTTAAATTATTTATAAAATCTAAACCATAATCTATATCTGTAATATTTTCTTTTAATCTTTCATCAGATGTTGAAGACTCAGAAATTCTAAATACAGTAGCCCATCTTCTACTAGAACTTCCTAAGTTTTTACCACCATTAGTACTTGGTTGAAAATTTGAATATACTGTTGATGTACCTGTTCCAACAGTTAAACCAAAGCTACCGCCTGGTTTTAAATATACAAAGCTAGAAGCAAAATCTATAAGTGTTGAGCTGAGCCTATCATAAACTTGTGCTACTGAAGCATAACTAGTAGTTCTCACATAACCAGTACCATTCATATTTCCAAAGTTTTGTAATTCTTGACCTGCTAAGTTTATTGGTCCAGACATACCAAGACCACCATTTCCAATATTAGCTGCGTCTAAAGTAGCAGTACCAGTTAAAGTATTTGCATTAAGTTGCCCAGATACATTAACATTGCTTAAATTTAAAGTACCAATATGTGTATCACTTAAAGCATTGGTTGCAACGCTACCACCATCAACTGCATTATCTTCTATCTTATCGTTGTTAATAGCATCATTAGCAATTCTATCTCTATTTATTGCACCATTTGCTATTTCATTTATAATGTCAGTTGCACCAACACTTAAAGAACTAAAAGCTAAACTACCTGCAGTAACATCTGAAAAATCTAATGTACCACCAGATATTTGGTCAGCAGAAACAGTTCCAGTAAATGTGCCACCTGCAGCACTTAAGTTTCCAGAAAATGTACCTGTAGCAGCACTAAGTGCTCCTGAGAATGTACCACTAGCACCAGTTATATCTCCTCTAAAGTTACCTGTGTTAGCTTCAATAGTACCGTCAGCTTTTATTATCCAACCATCAGAACCTGAAGAGTAGTTACTAGATTTAATAACAGCACTATCAGAAGTATTAGTACCAACAATTATTTCTTGACCAGCAATAGTACCTGCAGTAATTTTACCTGCAGTTAATGTATCTATTTTTGCATCAGTTACAGCTAGGTTTCTTATCTTTGCTTCTGTTATAGCGGCATCAGATATATTTGCAGTAGCTACTAAATTACCATTAGCTGATTGTTCATCTGATGGAGAAGATTCATTACCTGCATTATCTACTGCTGTAAATCTAAAGAAATGTGTAGAGCCATTAGGCATCTGTACTTCACCTACTACAGGTATCTGGTGTTTTATAGAAGCTGAACCAACATTTAATTCACCAACCTTATGTTGTTCTTTGTCATTTGCTGAGGATAAAGAAAAACCTGAAGAAGTTGATGCGTATACATTTAAATGATGTGTATCTCTTTGTAGTGTAAAATTAACAATAGAACCTATAGCATTACCTGAATCATCTTCTGCTCTACCTAAATTATGTATTATCTGAACTCTTAGAGCTCCAGCTGCTATTGTTGCAGCAGGTCCTGGTTTAGATGGAGCATTAGTATCTAAAGCAGTAGTAACAGTTCCAGTCGCTGGTTCTGATGTATTAGCATTTGTTAGTATTGCAATAACTCTTACTTCGTAAGAAGTATTTAACTGTAATCCTTCAATTGTAAAATCATTAGTAGAACTCCAATTTATAAATGAAGATTGATAGTCACCAGTTGTATTAGTTGGTTTCCAATCTATTTGATACTGTAAACCATTTTGAACAGGTGAACCATTATCATATGTAGGTTCTTCCCATTGAACAAATATAATTGCATTATCTCTCCCTAAGTCATCCTGTACTGTTGCAGATGTAAGTTTTAAATCACCTTCAACTAAAGTATCGGGATGCCTAGGTTTTCTTACTCCTGTCTGTCTAGTACCAGATACTACTCCTGTTACAGCAGAGCTAAATCTTAAATCTTCTCCTATACGTTTTTGTAAATCACCAATGTCTAACTGGGTGTTACCAGTTTCCCAAGAAACGTAATCTGATAAATCTATGTACTCCACTCTGTAGGGAGATGTTGAAGCAACTTTTCTAAGGTACACACCATATCCATCTTTGACTGGCCATGTTATTCCTGTAATTCTTATTTTTTCAGGATTAATAATTTGACCACGGTATGCTACTTCAAATAAAGAACTTCTACCATCTTCTATTCTCTTTGCTTCAGTATCTTCAAATCTTATTTCAGGGTCATAAACATATATCATATCTCCAACACTAAAGTCACCTTGTAAGTCATACTCTTCTAATGAAAGTGATAGAGTTTTCTTTACCTTCTTAAATTCATTTAGATAAGCTAGAGCTCTTTCATTTCTTTGAATATTAGGTATATTGTTTTCACCAACAAATTGTATTCTTTCTAAGTCAGCTCCAAATAAATCTTTATAAGGTGTGTTATTATCAAATGCTTCTGCATGGTCAGCTTGTTGTGATGAGCCTTCAGCTTGTGTGAGTAACTCTACACCTGATACATAATCTTCTGCATCAAACTGTGCAGTAATTTGTTCTGGTGTAAGACCAGATATTGCTGGGTCTTCTCCAGATACATCTCTTACAATTATTGCAGGTGGTTCATTTGTTCCATGACCTCCAAACAAAACCTCTTTTTTACCAGCATCTAAAGTTCCATTTGTATTTATTCTATATTCTGTTTCCAACTGTTCAGAAATAGTATTGATTGCTGAATAAACTGACTCAACATAATGTTCCCCATTGTATAAACCTGTAGTAGAAGTAGTTGATAATTCAGAACTAGGAGCAGTAAAGTTAGCAGTATATAATGCAGTTCCCTTTGTTACTCTTAATCCATCAATATAACCTTTAAAGTAATCTGAACCTTGTGAACGACCAATTGAAAATTTTAAAGTTCCATCTCTTGTATTTCTTGTTATAGCTTTTGGAGATGTAAACTCAGAAACTTTTGTACCATTTTTAAAAGTTCTAAATACATTACCTTTTCTTGTAATAGCAAAATGATTCCATTGACCATAGTTAATTGTTCCCATAGATTTACCATCTGCAATATCCCAGATAGTTGTATCGGTACCACTTGATATCGTGCTTTGTGAGAGAGATGAACGCATATAAACTTTAGATGTTCCTGCTCCATCTTCGTTAAGACCAATTATAAATGCAGGTGTTTGCCCATCAGGATTAGCTGCAAAAACAGCTCCATGATTAGTAGCACTTCTAGGTGCTTCAACTACATCTGCGCCATGATAAAACTTTTCATTTGGTTGCCAAAATTTAGAATAATACTTTTGATAGAGTGGGTCATTTTCATAGAAGGTTGTACTACCAGGTTCAGTAGCGTATATAGACCTGTTACCTGTGTAATAATCTGGAACATCTGTACTTAAGTTTGCAATTAATGCAGAACTTGCTCCTGTATGAAAGTCTACAGATGGTGTAAAAAATACTTGTTGTTCGTCTGATGCTACAGTTCTACTTGTAGAATTTCTAGCACCAATTGAACCATCTAAACCAAAATCTACATTTTTTTTATTTTCAAAATATTCAACTGGTATTGTTGCACCTTGATACCAATCAGGTTGTGTTATTGGATTGATAGTTGTTGGAAATGTTCTTGAACCTGCTGTACCCACCAACTCATCTATATCATTATTTCTTCTATCTATCTGTGGTTTTACCCAAAAGTAAGTTCCATCTTTTCCAACAGAAGCTAACCACATTAGTGCATATGCAGCATTATTATATGCTGTTAAGTTAGCAGTAGCTGTTACTGAAGTGCCATCAACTAATTTATATCTGTCTACAAAAAATGAATGTTCAAATCCAGCTTGTCCTTGATGAAAACATATAGCAACCATGAGGTCATAGTGTTTTTGTGCAAGTGTATTGTCATAAGGGAAAGCATCTTTATGGGAATTAAATACAGACTTAACTTTTGTTTCTACTGCAGATAATTTATCTTGTAGTAATTGGTCAGCTAATGTCGCAGAAAATACTTTAGTAGAATTAGTTGAATCGTTACCTGTATATTTTAATTTAATAGAAGCATTAGTAACTTGATTGCCAGCCTCATTTTTAAAGAAACCACCAGTGCTGTTTGTAGCATTAGCATCATTAAATTCTGCAGGAAATATAAATGTTGTTCCGCCAATATCTATACCTGTATTGTAAACCTTATTAAATAAAGTATCTTTACCAGGAACACCATCAAGAGTTGTTCCGTAACCAATAGTTAAAGTACCTCTTATCTGTCCATGATAATTTGGGTCATATGGAACACGACCATAAAAGTCACTTATGTAATTAGTTGTTGCATTTGATGGTTTAGGGTCATTATCTAAATACTGTAAACCTACTGCAGAAAATAAAGGATATCCATCATCATAAACAAATGGTATATATTTTTCAGCTGATTTTATTTTGGTTAAACCAGAAGAAGATAAAGAAGCGTTAGCTAAATCAAACTGTGGCATATCACGGACTCAACCTGTATTCCCACCATTCAATAGTGAAATCTCTATCATCTAAATTTAAATCATTATTGTAATCTATTTGTACGTGGTCTGATGCTCCAGTTAATTCTAGAGAAGAACCACCAAATTTATTTTGGTCGGTTGATATCTGTGCATTATCAAAAAATGTTAAAGTTTGTCCTAAGGCAGAAGCGTCAGTAGTTGTTGTTGCTCCGTCACTACCATTAAAGTTTAATAAAAGAGTTGTATCTTCTTTAGATGGGTCAGTAATTGTTCCTGCTCTAATAGCTCTTTGTTTACCTTCATCACCTTCTCTCAATATTCCAAATGGTTTACCACTTGAGTTATCGAGAACAAAAGATAAAGTCTTTTCGTTATAAGTTCTTTTAGAAGATAAGCCACCTTTTTCAGCTATAGGTAATCCTCTTGTCTCACTATCACCTAAGTAAGCAATTAAACCTGTACCTTCAACTTCTACTGTTTCGTCTTGAATTGCTAATTCTGTAATAATTCCTACATACTCAGCACTTGACAACATACTTGAATCATCAAGTTCATCTTCTGAGACACGGGCAGGCATTATAACAATATGCTCCCATGGTTCAATAGAGTTCACTATTGAGTTAGGTACTAAATCTATATTTAAAGAAACATTAAATGTTCCAGGTGCCATAAGTTTTTCTGTTACACTCATGCTTTCACCACCTTACAATACTCAGATACATTGTCTAGATATTGGTCTCTGACACTATCACCAGTATCTGCGCTATTCAAACTTCCATTTGCTTGATAATATTCATAACCAATAAATGTTTTAAATTGAGTACCACCTGTTGTTGGATAAATCATACCTCTTACTAAATCCTCAGTGAATGCAGTTGGTGAACCTAATAACCATTTGTTACCATCAGTATCTACAGCACCTGCTTTTATATAACCTGTATCTGTAGCTGCATCAACACTTGGGTCTTCACTTAAACTAAAGTTTAATCTAGATGTTTTTGGTGATTGATTAAATATTATAGAAGCATGATGTGCTCCTCTTCTTAAAGAAATGTCCATAGTTAATCTATCTTGTCCACTAGCTTGGTAGTTGGATGTACATCTTATAATTCCAAGCTCTGGTGTATTCCTTAGTATTTGTATTGTTTTCCATCCTCTGTATTCTGTTGCAAGTTGATTGCTTCCTGATGGAGTACCACGACTTACAGCCCATTCTTGTTCTGAACCATAACTAGTTGTATCCCACATTTGTGTAGTAATTCTTGATTGTGCAGTTGACGAACCTATTGTTATCTTTAATAATCCATTTTCAATTACAGCATTTGCAGATGTATTAGGTGAATTTAGACCATTCCTAATTTTAGAATCAGTTGTTATTCTTACTGCACCTTTATAAAAATCTTCAGGGTTAACATGATATTGAGCATTCTTTCCTCTTAAATTATTATCACGTTTTATTCTCATTGTAATTGTGTCAGTACCAGTAGTAGTAGTTAAATCACCAGCAACCCTAGTACCATCTGTTGGGTCGCTCTCATGAAAATAATTAAAATGATTTCCAGGAGGAGAGTGAAATTGATTACTTGTAGATGTTATTGAATGCGCATTATCAAGAAGTTTTCCTGTCATAACCGATTCTTTAACAACCTCTCCTACTTTGCCTAAGTATTCCATATCTATTGAGTAGTTAAAACCACCCATAGAATATCTAGCAATATCTACTGAACTGTCTGTTACATAAACAAAACCATCAAAAGAAGAATCACCATCATACCTAAAAGGTACATACATTCCTGATTGAGCCATAGAAACTAATTCATCTCTTATAAATTTAAGTGTAGCTAAATCTGTTTCAGCTATCTTTCCAGATATTCTTAAATCTCTTGAACCACCACCACCAGAAAAATCTAAAGATGCTGGAGATGTGATATCTAATCTACCAATGTGTACTTGATTTGCCACTAATTTCTCCTCAATCCAGTTCCTGCGGAACCTTCTTTATCTAATTTTCTTAAAGCTTTACTAATTTGTACTGCTGCTTTCCTAGCTGATATAGGGTCAGATGGAACACCAGTAACATTAACATTAAGATTATTTACCACTGTACCAGATTTACCTGTACCTAGAGGTTTTACTAAAAATCCTGAACCTGGTACAAATCTTACTTCTTCAGGTCCATACTCACCTACAAGAGCTCTAGTCATTGGGTCTCCTCTTCCACCATATCTATAACTTGAAACTCTGCCTCCCATACCCATACCAGGTACAGCACCACTCATACTTGCAGCTACCCTAGTAAGAAAATCCATAAAACTTCTAAATACATTTCCAATTGAAGACTCACCACCAGGTATATTTAGTTCATCTCCTGGTGAAAAGAAACCTACACCTCCTTTAGAAATTGGAAGGTCAGGGTTTTGTCCAGGTGTATCTATAACATTAGACCCTTTACCAAATCTTGCATCGAAAAAAGCTTGTTCTTCTTTCATTTGTTCAATAAAGTTTATATCCAATAAGCTATCTTTTATTCTGTTCATATGTTCTTCGATAGCAGGAGTTTGTGAAATTAGATTTGCTACAAGCTGGTCTGTTCCATTTATAATACCTTGGATTGAATCAGTAGTGTCTCCATATACATTATTTAAATTTCCTAATCTAGTTAAGTATTCACCATCGTTAGCAATAGTATCTTCTAGTTTTCCTGTAGAGTCTAACAATCTTAAATCAGCATTTACTTCATTTTCTTTTGCTCTAGTTACACCATCTATTGCCATTGTAAGATTTAAACTGGATAGTTCTAGTTCATCTCTAAGTTTTATATCTTCTTCTCTGAGGCTTATAAGTTGAGGGTCAGTCTCTAATGCATCTTCTTTAATTTTATTTAAATCTTTTTCTGCTTGAGCTAATTCAAGTATTGCTAATTTTCTTTCATCATCAGATAAATCAGTACCTTTCATTCTTGCTAAATCTTCTTCTGCTGCTTGCAATTCTAAATTACTTATGACACCTTTATTTGCCATAGCTCTTAAGTCTTGAATATTTTCTTCTGCTTTTTGAATTGCTAGAAGTTCTTTTGCAGATTTGTTACCACCAGCATTTTTTAATTTATCTTCTAAAGATATTTTTTTACGAAGTATATTAATTTCTTCATTAAGAGTAATGTTGCCTTTAGCTCCTTCTATTTCTAGCTTATTCAACTCTTTCTGATTATTGATAATTCTTTCTGTTAAGGTAGCATTGTTTCTTCTTTCCTGATTTAACTGTTGCTCAGCTTTAATTCTTGCAGCGGCTGCAGATGCTACTCCTCTTTGAGCACTTCTAAAATCAGTTATTAAAGAAAAATCTTCCTGTGCTTGAGATACTGCTCCCCTAAGAGCTTCTACAAATACTCTTTCTAAATTTTGCTGACCATCTTTAATACCCTCAATAACACCTTGTATAAGTGGATGACCTATAAGCTTTCTAGTTTTATCAGAAGGAGAATCTATATCATTATCTTCCATAACTTTTTCAATTGCTTGTTCTACAGATTCAGAGAATACCTCAGCTATATCATCTTGTTTATTAAATATTCCTACAATAAATCCATCAGCTAAACCTTCACTTGCTTTTTCAAACTCAGATGCATTATCTTTAAGCATTTTTGAGGCAGCCTCTGCTAGCTCTGGACCAACTGATTCCATCAATCTACTTTCTAGTCCAGCTGCTAAGCCAGGCATATTGACAAAATCTTGAGCAACTCTAAGAGCTGAAGGACCTATTTCTGATAATTGTTTTGCAACAAGAGGGCTCTGAAGTGCTATCTGACTTATAAGTTTATTAAATACACCAGTCATTTCTAAATTGTGTTCTAAGTTTTCTATAAATTTTTGTGCAGTCATACGTGCTGCTTCAGGCAATTTATCTAGTGTACTAATAGCTCTATTAATTGCACCCTCAAAATTATCATCAATAGTTTGTGCAATATCTCCAAAAGCTAATTCCATTCCTTCTATAGATTCTTCTAAGCTATCTACAGTTCCGCCAGCTTCTTTTGCTTTTTCTCTTATAATATCCATTACCATGCCAGAAGCTTTTGCAAAGTTTTCTTGCTTAGTAGCATCTAGAGTTTGATTTTCTTGCATCAATCCTTGTGTTACTAATAGTTCTTGTTGCCTATTAAGAAATTGACCTTTGGCTTCAAGTAATTTACTAGATTGCTCAACCTCTTGTCCAGACACCATCTGTCCAAGATTTGCTCCTGTGGTCTGTTCAATAACATCTGTGTATAAACCTAAAGTATTTACTACATTTTCTAAATCACTATCTGGAATATTTAAACCTAGATTTTGTAATATAGTATTTTTTTGACTCTTAGTACCGACTTTATTTAAATCTTGCATTAAAGGAAGTAACTCACCAGCTTTTGAAATTCTTTCTATTTGTTTATCAACAGCTCTATCACCAGTACCTCCACTAATTAATTCTTCTAAAACACTGTCAACAGTTGGAAGCCCACCTGATTGAATGTCTGTGACTAATCCTGATAGTCCGCCAAAAATTTTTGATTCTAAATTAGTTGCATCTAAACCTGCATCCTCTGCAAATTTTTCTATATCTTTTTCTAAACCTTTACCACCCTTTTGACCATATAGTAATGTCTGAAGAAGTCCACCAGCATCTCCTCTAGCTTGTGCTTCATTACGTGATATCGCCTTCTCTGTACTAGCAATCATTTCATCTATAGCATCAGTTACTTCTTGAGGAGCTCCTTCATTTTTCTTTAATTCTTTTAAGTCAAGTAACTCTTCAAGTGTTAATTTGTGAGATTCTAGTTCTAATATGCTTTCAGTAATTCCATCAAGCCCATTTGCAAACTCATCCATACTTCTTTTTCTTGCACCAATTCTTTCAAATATAGAAAATATGCCACTTATAGCAGCTGTGGCTACAAGCATAATACCTATAGATTTAGCAAATCCTATAACAGCAGCTGTTGCAGTTCTCGCTGCAATAGAAAGACCAAGCATACCGCCTTTCATACGCTCTGTGAGAACAATAGTTCCCTTACCAGTCTTATTGAATTTCATGATTGCGTTATCCATATTTCTCAAAAACATATCACTATCACTAAAAGCTTTATTAAGTTTAAGGAATCTAAAAGTTGCTATTTTTCCACCACCAGATAATTGCTTTAAAGCTCTAAATGCTTCTTTTGTTCCACCTTGAATTGTTCCAATACCTCTTTGAAATAAAGTAGTTGTTTGAGTAACAGTTCTTTGTGTTTCTTCAAAATGTTTACCTTGAACTTGAGTTGTTTGTGTACCAAATCTACTTAAGAAACTACCAGGAGTAAAAGCTTTTTTACTTTTATCTCTTGCAAATGTGTCCCCAAGATTTTGTGACAGACCACCAGTAAAGAACATACCTCCCATTCCTCTTTGACTTTTGAAAAGTAATCTTTCTTGTTCAGCATTTAAGCTAGAAACACCCATTGTTAATCTAGATATAGCAGCTTCTGCCTCTAAAGTTCCTTGTGCCATTGTTTTAAAAGCTGCTCTTAATCCAAATATGCTTCCACCAATAACAGTAAACACTGTACCTATTCTGCCAATACCTTTAACCCTCTTGTCGAAATCTGTTAAAAATGTTAAGAAATTTGCTAAGCCTTGAACAGCGTTATTAATTGTTGGTAAAAATTGTTCACCGAAAGATATAGCAGATTCATTTACAATATTTTTTAAAATCTTAACTTGAGATGCAACTGTTTCATATCTTCTTTCAGCTTCAGTAAGTAATGCATTATTCTCTTTAAATTCTTGATTAGACATAGCAAGAGCTTCACTAAGTAGCCCACCACCATCTGCTCCTTCAGCTCTACTTAATGCCTGTATTGCTCTTCTAGTTCTAATTTGACCTAAACCAATTTCTTCTAGTATTGCAACAGCATCATCACCTCTGTCTTCTACCTCACCTAAGCCTTCTATAAATCCAGCTAATGCTTGTCCAGGGTCTATTTCAAATAACCCCTTAAATGCTTCTACAGTCATACCAGCAGTCTGTGCTACTATTTGTAATCTTTTACCACCAACACTAGTTAATCTATCTACTACTTGAACTAATCTAATTATCGCAGTTGCACCTGCTTGAGCTGGCTGACCAACTGCTCTTAGAGCCGTAGCAAAAGCAACAGCATCTGTTGCAGCGTTATTAAAATCTGAAGCAATACCTGCAGTAGCAGTTGCTATTTGTGTTGCAGCGGTAACAATTTCTGATTCAGTAGTAGCAAAGTTGTTACCTAATTTTACAATTACAGAAGCTAGATTATCTACTTCACTTGCTGCAAGACCTGTTATTTTTTGAAGCCTTGCTAATGACATTGCTGCATCTTCTGCAGACATATTTGTAGCAACTGTTAGTTTTTGAATTGTGTCTGTAAACTTTACGATGTCTGATGCAGCTATACCTAACTGTCCACCAACTGCTGCTATTTGAGTTAACTCATTAATACCTGCTGGTGAAAATTTTGCTAGAGACCTTAGTTGTAATGCTATATTTGCAAAGGCTGCTTCAGCTTCTTTACCTTCTTGTTTGATGTCTAATGTTTTCTTAACGTTAGCGAATTGTTCTTCGAATCTTACAGCTGCCATACCACCTAAAGCAAAAGCACCAACCATTGCAGCACCAAATGGAGCTATAGATGTTCCTATTGCCTGAGAGAATGCACTACCTGCTTTACCTACACGATTAGACATTAGTTGCATGTTTCTACCAACCTCACGGGTTGCTTGATTCATTGCACCTTTATCAAAGCCTGCTCTAAGCTTTATGTCTATGATTCCAGCAGTATTTGCCATATTATTTACTCTTCACGTTCTTTACAAATTCGTCTAAACTTATAGTATCACGAGGTCTATTTCTTCCTCGTCTTCTATCAAGCTCTTTCTTCCACCAGCCTTTAGGTGGGTTTGCTTCACCTGTTTCATAATCTGGTGTATATTCTTCGCCATTAACAATGGCATTATATTGTGGTAAGTAAAAAGAAGATTTATCTACTGGTAAGTAAGATAATAAAGTCATAAATTTTCTCCAGCTTAGAGATAAAGGGTCATCAACTTTGTAGAATCTTTGAAAGTCAGATTCAACAGGACCCCATCTAAAAAAGATGTCTCTATAGGAGAAACTTATTTTGGGTTATCGTCCTCACTATCTGCTGTCTCTAATTCTTCATTCTGACTAATGCCATACTTTTCGAGTAACCAATTAAGTAGTTCTTCGAGTTGCGGCCAAGTTGCACCTTTTGAAATTAATTCATCAAGTGTATCTTCACCGAGTAATGATTCTAGCCATTCAGGTATTACAGATGTAGGTACTACCCCAGTTTCATCCATATACCTCATTTGTGTTAGAACTACTCTTGCAGGTATTTGTCCTGGTAGAGTATATTTTTTACCAATCATGGTAAATTCTAATTCTTTATTTTCAGACTCTGATATACCTTTATCAAAATCCATATAATTGTCAGCCACACTGACCTCCTAGTTTATCCATTAATTTTTTAGTTAATATCGAATACTTCTGAGTCATTAGTATTATCAACAATTCTAAACAATTCTTGAAACTGTGACACAGATTTTGGTGCGAGCACTTTAAACTCAGTTGCAATAACAACTTTTTGAGGTGCTTTTTGATGAGCCATTGAAAAAGCTCCAACGTTAATTGTACGTGGAATTTGAACATGTCTATCTGCACCTGCTGGTCCATCAACAATTAACAATAATGATTTCTCATCAAAGTCATCTGTTGAAGGAGGACTTATAGCATTGAACCCAGTCTCGTATCCATTTGAACCATCACCAGTTGTGAGAGTTCCACCACCAAGAGCTACTTGTATATTAGCTTGTGAAGCTTGTGCAAGCTCACCAGTTAATCTAACTTCTTGTGCTGTTTTAAATGTAGCGATAGGGTCAATTTCTTCAGCAACCATGATATCTTCAAATGTTTTATCCATTTCAAGAGTCCAGCCGTCTTCAGAATATCCTACGTCAACCCAGCCAGCAGCAGGGGCAGCCCATGCTCCAGCTCCGTCTCCGCCTGGAAATGCTACGTAGTCACCAGATGCGTTACCTGCGTTGCTGATAGCAGCAACGTAGAGTACACCAGTACCGACAATAACTTCAGATATAGTACCGTTTGTTGTATTAGGCATTTAATTATCTCCTGTTATTATTCTTCTTCTACTTCAGTATCTTGCAAGACACTGCCATTTTTAGCAGTCTCTTCTATGTCAACTTCCCACGGAGCATCCTCAGCTTCATTGTCTTCCACTGGGGACTCTGAATCTTCTTCGATAAGTAGAGGATAACTTTTACCAGCTAAGGTCCAAGTTTTTTCCTTTAGTCTTTTCCAATCAGATTCTCCAATCTCAACCACATCATTCTGATTAAACATTATGCCTGTTACAACATCTCTAGCTTGAGATTGCATAAACAAAGCATTCAGTTTAACCTGAAACTTTTTTTCTTTTTTTGCCATAAGTTCTTTCCTTATACCGCTCTATACGTCATAGCTAAAGCGATTGAATACCTACCAAGACCTGTAGAAACTTCTTCAACTCTTGTTGGGAATTGAACAATTTCAAATCCATATATCTTAGCTCTAGTATTACTATCACTTGTAGTTATATAAGTATTAGCATAGTTGAAAGCAGACTGAATCACGGCATTTGCTAAAGACATTGCTGTACTGTAATCAGCAAATGGTTTATCGTTTCCTGAACCACCCCATCTTCCTGCATAACATTCCATTGGAAGTAAAGCATTTTGTATATGAGCGTCACTTCTAGGATTTATTAAAGCACCACCTGCTCTAAATAATACTAAGAAAGGCAAGGAAGAACCACGAGGAAGTCTAGTAGCTACATTAGTTCCTACAATATCTGTTATTGCAGTTTGAGATAAAGCCCACTGACGAGCAATAATTTCTGCATCTGGTGGTACTAATTGACTTTGGTCTTTTGTATTTGCCATATTTAAATATTACACAATGTTTTAGAAATCAGGGGGAGCAAGTCCTATATTGCTATAAAAAGTATCTAAGTATTGTCTTATTGATTCAACTGACCCATCTAATCCCATACCTCTTGAATTAGAATCTTGAGATATAAATCTTATAAATGCTGATTTTATAAATGGACTGGCTTCACATTTTCTTATTATTTGTGATTTTATAATAGCTCTATCATTTGCTCGTTCAAGTCTGTTTATTTCTCTTTGACAATATTTCAACTGTGCAGCTGTTGAATAATTTCTTAAACCAAATTCTTTTTCTTCTCTTTCAATCAATTGGTCAAAGGCGCTAGTAGTTGCTACTACTTGACCTACAGGTCCATCACCAGACCTTCCGCTAGGTGTTAATGTAGTACCAGGTATATCAACTCTTGCTCTTTTCTTTCCACTAACATCTGAAACTGTGTCTGTTATAGGATTTTCAATTCTATTTTCGATTCTTCCAAGTGCTAATTCTGACCTTCTTTTAGTAAGATGAATGGCTCTGTTTATATCCATAGTTCCATCTATCACTGCATTTAAATGCATAGTGTCACTAAATATTTCTAATATATCATCTCTAGCTTTTTCATCGAAAAACACACCAAAAGTATTTCTAGCAGAGGCTTCCGAATCTCTTATTATCTGTTCTCTAACATCTGGATTGTTTATTGATTCTGTATGAAACTGATTACGTGTTCTTCTGACACCACGACTTCTTCTTTTTGATTTATGTATTACAGTATTTAATGCTTCAAACTGTGCACCAGCAAACTCTACAATTAAGTTTATTTCACGAGGTGTCAAATTGTCTACACCACCTGGACCACCACCTGCATACTTAGGATTTATTTTTCTAATGTCTCTTAATAAATTATTAGTTAATCTATTAGCAAAATCAACAATTTCACTATCCCCAAGTTCGTCACCTAAAATACTAAGTCTTTGTCTAAACTGTCTATTAATTTTATCTGATACACTTTGGAATTGTAACTGTCTTCCTATCTTTGCTCTTATAACTTGTTTTTCAAATTTCGGGTCATCTGGTCCAGAAATATTATTAGCTTCCATATCTCTTAATATTTCTACATCTTCCCTTACTCCTGGGTCTTCATAATTAAATCCAGAATCTAAAGAAGTAACATTTTTCTTACTTCTTGCATTAATAATTTGTCCAGGTATAAATGGCTTGCCCTCATCATTAAGAGGTAAATCTGCTTGGTCAAATTGCCTGCTTGTTATTTCATAAGTTATTTCTTTAGTCTTAGGGTCTACATGTTCACGATAATTAAATCCTTGTGGAGGAGGTTCATTGTATTCAAAACCAACAACAAATTCATCTAAGAAATCGTCACTCGGCATAACTTGACCAGTTCTACCCATTTCTTTCTGCATCCTATGAATAGCTTTTTCTTGATTTAAAATACTGTCTTCATCTCTTATAACCTTTTCAAAAGCACGTCTATCATTTATGTTTCTACCTTCATTAGAATAAGCACCAGGCCTTCTTCCTGTTTTGTCAGCCACACCCATTTGATTTAATATTCTACGACCACCAAATATTGCATCGTTTAAAGTATCTGAAGCTAAATCTAATGAACCAGTATCGAAAGCTGTACTTAATACTTTGTTCTTGCTAAGCATTAAATTACCATTTTCAAATATAGGGTTATTAATATTCTTGGCAGATTTTTCATAAAGCTCTTCAAGTATTTGTCTTTCTCTTTTACCTGTTGGACCACTTACACCTCTTGACTTTACAAAGATATCACTTAATGAATTAGAAGCACTAGTGCCTGCCAGACCACCAGAAACGTGACCTACTACATTTTTACCAGATGATACTTCAAGCCCAAAAGCTTTTGCTGCACCAAGAGCACTACGATACATAAACAAGCTTGGTGTATAAGTAAACATATCAGTTCGCTCAGTCAATTTACCCCTTTTATCTGTACCTGGGCCACCATACTCTATTTGATATGAATCTCTAATTGCATCATTTTTTGTTGATTGAGGTGTCTTACCACCAAAAGATACCACATACTCGACTGTAGCTTCCTTACCCTTAGGACTTGTATTAGGTTTTTTTGAGTGTATAGCTGATTGTATCTGTCTTCTATTAGGCACAAAGTTATGTCTCGTTGGATTGTCAGAAAAATTTTGAACAAGATGAGTATCTCTATTTATTGGAGTAGGATTAGGCTTCTGTCTATCGGCTAATGCCTTTTTGTATTTAAGGGAACCAAGATTTTCTCCAGTAACTTTTTTAATTTTTTGTTGAGTTCTTACTCTCTTTTCAGTAACAGTACCCCCAGTAAAATATTTTTTAGAAGTATTAGGACCCTGTATAGGAACATCTTCAAAAATGTCACCACCAAACCTATCTCTACCAGTTTTTTCTTTCCTTTCTAAATTAGGCATTACAAATGATGTAGATGCATACTCACCCTCTTTTACTTGTACATTCCTTACAACATCTTCTCTAACTGTCTTTTCTACTGGAGCACCGTAAATATTTAAATCTGCATTTCTATATCTACTTTTTTTTCTATAAGAACTAGTACCTGTGTAGTTAGCATCGTCACCATGTAGGTATCTCATGACATCTACAGATTTACCTATTTGTAAAACTCCTTCTGGACCCATAACATCTAATTTTTCTTGTAATGACCTAGCAGTTGCTATGGCCATGTTTACATGATTCTGAACTGGACCAGTAAAATCTGGACCCATTTTATCAGCAAGTAACATTGTCTCTGCAATAAACTCTTTTATCTTAGTAACTGTTTCTGTACCACCAGTTGGATTTCCAAAAGCATATTCTGCACCAATTCCTGATTCTCCAACTGCTAAATCAGCAAGAGATTTAGCTTCACTGTTTGTCATAGAAGGTGTATGGCTTCTTTCAAAAGTACCTTGATTACCAGTATTTGGTGCATATAAACTTTCTAAGATTCTTCCATTTTGATGTGGACCAAAACCATGAGTAGATATATTATTAAATGAATTAGGTGAACCCGCTAAAGCATCTGAGCCCATAATATCTACAATATCTTTTCTAGAAAGTAAAGCATCTATATTGTCATCATCAAAAGTAGAAAGTGAAAATGCTGACATTATCTGGTCTTCTTTTCCTAATCTACCTAATGAACCATCTGCATTATTTCTATTAAATCTATGTATAGCATATGGGTCAGGAGCGTTTGATATAGCTATAGCTTGCATACCTTTTTGAATTTTTAAAAAATCTAAAGCTACTTTATTGCCTGTACCTTTTACATAGTCATCAATCTTTTTAGAATCAACTTTGAATTCAGTATATAGTTGATTTCTTATTTTAAAATCTAATCTTCTTAATCTTAATGAAGTAAATCTACCACCTAATACTCTTAACCCTCTACCGCCAAGACCACCACCAGTCGGCATAAAAGAATTTAAAATTCTTGAATATCCAAAAGCAGCTAGTTTATAAACACCACGTCTTGTCAAAGATTTCATTGTTGCTTGCTGAGGATTTACTGCTGCTTTTACATCATTGCTAAATTGTAAAGAATTATATAAACCACCTCTTGCTTTACTTGTACTTACACCAGTTAAAGCACCAACTGTTCCAAGATTGTAAGCAAATGCATAACCTTTATCTTTATAACCAGGAACGTCTCTAAGAGACTTGAACATTCTCCTTCCAGTACTAGCAGACCGAAGGTCAGAAGCAACGTTACCTAAGTAACCCATATTACTCTCTATGTAATAAGCTTAAGGATTTATAATATATACCGCCATCCATTTTTCTTCCCTCGCTTACCGCTTCTATCTCATAATATTTATTGGAGGATGCTTCATATATTCTATCTGATGCTTTAACATCTGTATCACCTGGGAGTACTAAATTAAAACTTCTTACAACAGTATTTCTACCATCTCTGTTTTCTACTTCATTTATTAAAGTAAATCTACATGGAACATTTGAAGATACATTTGCCCAATCATTACTTTCTATTCCTCTTTCGTCTACAGAAGAACCAGAAGTTCTTTGTATGTGAACTTTATCAATAAGTAATCTTCTTGGAAATCTTGCTGGCATTATACAAAGAACTGCCTTCTGAATGGACTAAGTAATGTTAAATCAGCAGCAGTTAATATTGTTGCTGCATTTAATGAAAGTCCACCAGGATAACTAACAGAGTAATCTCCCATTCTTTGACTATCAGATAAAACAAAATTAGACACATCAGAAGTAGATTGTCCTTTGATTTCTCCTGCTTCTTGTTGTGATGCAATTATTAAAGTTGATTCAAGAATTCTAGCAGCAGACCTTTCAGTAACGGATTTAAACTGTATAGGAAGTTTTGGATTATCAGAACCACTTCGTGGATAATATCCTGCGTTATAAACTACAGTAATATTTAGAGGTCTTGCATAAGACCATCTTGTTCCAATTCTTGTTACTCTACCATTAGAATATTTAACAAAATCTTTTGAGTTACCTTCTTCTAATGTAGTGTCATCTTCAGTTATTGATGTTATAGAATTTACTGGTAGATGAGTTAAAAATAAATCTTTAGTTTGGTCACCTGTAAATGTTTCAGTTTGATTAGCTTGTTCGACATCGTAACCTACATATTCAACAATAGCTGCTTGAACTAAAGGAATAATATTGTTTGTTAAATGTGTCTCTAAGTCAGAGGATAAAGCAAACTGTACGTAATTTTCTACGTCAGATGCAGTACAGAAAGCCATTAGTTAGACCTCCTGTTTTACTTATCTTCTTTTTTAACTTTGGCAGCTTTGTTTTCTACTGGTTCCTGAGCTTTAGCTTTTGCTGGCTCTGCCTTAGCAGGAGCTTTTTTAGCAGGAGCTTTCTTTCCCCAACCTTGCTCTTTCAGCCATTCAGTTGGATATTCATGTCCAGCTTTAGCAATTAAATCTGCTTGACTTACGGGTAAGTCTGCAGCAACGCCTTCCCATAACTTTCCATCAGGGAGCTTCCAAATATTCTTTTCTGGTATCGTATACATAATAATTATCCTACCTTACTTCTTACGCTTTTTAGGTTTTTTCTTTTTCTTAGGTTTGTTATAGTTCATGCCGTAGCCCATAGTTCACTCTCCTGTGATTATTCTTCTATTACCTCGTCAGTACTATCCTCAACCTTCTCCTCATCAGAAACTTCTTCTTCCTTAATTAAAAATTGTTCTAATTTTGCCTCAGAATTTTCAAAAAAATCTTTATCTCTTACAACCATACCAAATCTTTCTACTTGGTCTTTTGTGTCTTGTTGGTTTACGTATTTCATAAATTCTCCTAATGGTTTAAAGGGCGAATACAAATCCGCCCTTTTAAAACCAAATGTCTTGTTACATTGCTGTAATAGTACAGAATGCAGTTGGACGATAAATTGCAAATCCTAATCTCATTGTCAATCTGATTGCCAATTGATTCTTTGCAAAGAAATCGCTGTGACTGTCGGAAACAGCTAAGTCAACGCCTTCTCTCATTATTACTTGAGCAGCATCGCCTCCGCCGAATTTACCGACTAACATTGTTCCTTCAGCAATTACTGTTGAAGGTACTACGTTTAATCCCCAAAGTTTTGGAGCAACAGCTTCACCGAATCCACCAGCAACGACAAACAATGGGTTTCTAGAACCGCTTGTTTCTACAGAACTTTCTTCTGTAACAAGGTCGTACCAGTCAGATGGGTGCATAATTATTGCGTCTGGTTCTACGAAAGCATCTTTTCTGATTTCAGTGATTGCTTGATAGACCTGACCGATTTTCCTTAACTTACCTGAATATGAACCAAATGCAAAGGTGTTAATACCTGATTTGTTCAATATACCAGTTAAGTTAGGAGCACTTCCTGAACCGTTGATTAATTGGTTATCCAAGTTCAACTTCATCATTGTTGATAAACGTGAGTTGACATATCCTTGAATACCAGCAACATCAGCTAACAACTCGTCAGTTACAGGCAAGAAAGTAGCCATCTTTCTGATGGATTCTGTTCTTTCTGTAAATGCTAAAGCACCTTCATTAGATGAACTAATGTCAGTAGACTCAGCAACTGCACCAGCGTTGTTGGTGAATGTTGTTTCTTCAAGATATACGTAAGCATTTTGGTTTGTTTGAATTTGGTCAAATAATCCAATAACGCTATCAGGATTTCTTAAAGCGGTCTCCAATATACCAGGAGCTCTTAGGCTCTCTGGTGCATAACCAGTTGTATTTAATGTTGTTTTAAATTCAACATTTGAATCTACACCTTTAACACCATTCTCATTATATGCATTATAAGCTTTTGTTTCTGTGAACATTTCACCAATTGATTTTGGTGAGTTTACTTTTTCTGCATTAGGAATAGCATTTACAGGTGCTGATTCGACTTCCATAGCCTTTTCGTTGTTAACTTTTGCTTCTTCAATTTTTAAATCATCAACAAGTCCTGCAAGTTCTGTGTTGTAACCTTTGATTTTCTCTTTGGCTTCAGCAGTGTACTTGCCGTCTTCTTGTGACTCAAAAGCAGCTTTAAGTTCTTCACGAGAATTAGCTATTTGGTCTTTGAGTTCTTTAATTTTACTCATTAACTTAATCTCCTGTGATTATATTATTCTTCGATTAAGTCAGCTTCCAAGGACTCAGCAATTAATGCTTGTCCTTCAGCCCAGAGTGTATCAGATTCTTCGTCGATTTGAACTTCAGCTTCACCTTCTGCTACTTCTTCTGATTCACCAACAGGTACAGCGTCGGTCTCTGGTTCAACAGATTCCTCTTCTTCCTGTGTTTCCTCTTCTTCAGTAACTTCAGGTTCTATGACTTCAACTTCCTCAGTAGATTCTACTACTGCTTCAGCTTCATCATTTGCATCAACTTCTTCCACAGATTCCTCTTCAACAGATTCTTCTGCTTCTTCGACGGCTTCCTCTAATACTTCTTCATTATCATTTCCGAATTCAGTTATGAATTCATCAACTTCTGCCCAAGCTTCCGTTAAGTCTTCTTGAACAGAGCGTAATGCTTCTGTAGCCTTCATACCTAGTTTCCTCCCGTCCTTAGCACGTAACATCGCAATGGCGTTAGCGCGTGCCATCAAGTTATTAAATGCAGCAAGCACATCTTTAACTTGTTGTGAAAAAGAAACCTTATCTTGAGTCTCTTCTTCAACACTTTCATCTACTTTGTAATATGATTTACCTTCAACTTCAATAATGTTAATTGTCTTGCCAGAAGTTTCTGCTTCAGCTAAAGCTTTAGCAGGGTCTTCATAAATATTTTGTAATGCCTTTTCAGGTTCGGGGTCAAGTAATTGGTCTCTGATATCATTAATATCTTTTGCCAGTTCTTTTACTTTACTTACCCACCAACTTGGAAGTTCAGCATTTTCATCTTTTGGTAGATTCTTTAAAATATCTTTCATGTCTTCAGCGATAGTTCCTAATGCCTGCATGACAGTGTGTTGTGGTGTATGACCTTTTGGCTTATCACCATTCCCTACTGCTTCTTCATATTCATCATGAGTCTTGCATGGCATAAAAACATCTTTTTCATTTACTTTGTGAGTATGAACACCAACTGCACATGAAAGTTTTTTAGACCTTTCCATTGCTTCACCAGGATTATCAAAGACATCCTTGTCTAAAGCAACCTTTACATCATCAGCTGGTTCCAAAGATTCATTTGTTAAATTATCTTTTTCTCCAGATTCCTTTACAAAAGCTTCTACTAAATCATTATTAGATTTAATTGCCATTGTATATGTTTCTTGATTAGCTCCAACTAATACTGGGCTAACTTCGAATACAGTTAAGCTCTTAAGATATCGAGCATCTATTTGCTCGTCATTACCTCTTTCTTTGAACTTACCGTGTTCAGCATCGTTAACTCTATATCCAAAAGACCATTGTTGTAACTCACCCATGTTCTTCACAAGTTTGTAAGCTTCTTGTCCTGAATCTGTATCCATAAAAAATTCACCAACAAATGTAGCTTTATCGCCATCTTCTTTGATAAATCCTTTTCCTATAGGCATATCCCATTTATGAGCCCAAACCATAGGAACCATTCCTGAATCCCATTTTGATTTGATTGCACCAGGTACGACAACATCGCCGTCTGAATCTAGATTATTGAATACAGAAAAAACTGCTGATACTTTTCCTTCAGATTCTTCATCAACCTGAAAGTCTATATTTTTAATTTCTTCTTGCATGCTAAATAAAACTCCTATTGTAATTACAGTTTTATATATTTATATTAAACAGAAGGTGTTGAATTTAGTGTCTTTTCTTTTGTAATATCTTTTATAACAGTTAACTTTGAAATTGGTTGTGTTACTTGCCTGTCAGTCTTTTTATGTTTTCCGTTTTCTAATATTGCCCATACAACCATCGTTGCTGTTTTATCTTGTCCATTTATAGAAGTAACTACTCCGTGAACAGTAGAAGGTGGGTCGGGGTCCTTATTGATTGACCAACTAACAGATTGCCCAACTCTAACACTTGATGCTTTCTCCCCATCCTTTTTAGATGAGAGTGGGTGAGAAGAAGGAAGCAAGTCTTGGTCATAAGGCTTTCTCTTAAATCTACCAGTCCTCAATGCGTGAAGGAACCCGTTAACTCTGGCTACTCCCCACTGTTCAGGTCCTGAAACATTTCCACGAACTGAACCAGGGTTTGTACGATAAGCACCTACACCTCTACGAAACACAGCTATTAAAGTTCTTAAGTTAGCCCTATGCTTAGGATTTTTTTCATTGTGTTCCTTAACCTTATTAGTTAATATTTTTCTGACATTAGCAGAAACCTTTTGTGAAAATATATCATCTAGTATTTCACTTTGTAATTCTAAACTTTTCTTTCTTCTTTCTCTAACAAGTTTTTTTCTTTCAGTAATAATTTTTTTCATAGCAGGAACACCAATGTTAGATACACCGCCCCACTTTATATTTGCTATAGTTCCATTTAATCTTGTATTACCTTGATGTCTTCCCATGTATCGTTCTCTTCTACGAACCCAATTCAAAACTGATTCACTTCTATCCCCAGCTTTGTATTTAGCCCAATTTCTATAAGCATCATTACCTGTAAAAGAAGTTGGTGGATTACCACCATTACCAGCTAATCTCCATATCTCTGGCCAGTTTTCTTTTAAATCTTTTGCATAACTAAATGGAAACTCTTTATATTTAGAATTAGATATTACAACTTTTTTATCTTCACCTGGACTTGGAAAATTAGTCCTATCTTTTTTAGGCTTTTCTTTCTTTTCACTTCTCCAAGAATCAGAATCTATTTCTTCTAAAACTTCAGCTTCTTCAGTGGATACTTTAATATTTTCTATATCATCATTTTTCTTCATGTTACTTAAAAAGGTTTCAGCTTCTTTTCTAGTTTTAAAACATTTAACAACTTCATTATCTTTGTGAGTAATTACACAATAAGAACCATTAGGCATTTGAGCAATATACTTTTCTTCTTCTAACCTTTGAGGTGATTCAACTATTTGTTGTCTTGTTGATTCTGGAACTGCAGCAACAGTTCCTAATAAACTTTTACCTTCATCATCTGGAGAAAATCTATCTCTTTCCAATAATGGTTGACCATCTGTATTAATCTGTACAGTATTTAATGGTCTTAGGTATATTTCATGTCTTTCGTCAGCATCCAGACCTACTACCTTTCTAGCTTCGCCGATTGTTATCCAACCGCCTTGTACACCCGTATTAACTCTTTTATACAAATCATCCATATCTTCTGATAAGGCTCTTACATTTGGTATATCAAATTCACAAATAGAACCATCATTACTAAAGTCTGGTTCAAGTAATTGATGTGTAAGTTCTGAAGCAACCATTTTCCATAGTGGTATAAGTTTTTGTTCTGTAAAAAATTCTCTTAACTCTCTTGTATTATTGTAAGTTGCTGAATCTAAACCAGCACCTAGTCCTGCTAATATTGCAGGTACACCTAGTACTGCTGATATTCTTTCTTCAGGAAGTCTTCTTAATTCTTGAAGTTTCATTTGGTCTGGAGAAAAAGAAACTATATCAACATTCATAGAACCAGATAGAACCATAGGGGCTCCTCTGTTTTGTCCACCAAACTTTTGTTTGTATGATTCAGATATTGCTTCTGCTTCTTCTCTAGTAGGACCACCTAATGAATCATTTCTAGGAGACAGTACAACTCCAGGTACGGCCATATTGTGTAATAGAGCAGCGGACCATTGTCCTGCAGCCTCGTCTCCCAGAATCTCTCTAAGTACTCCTTTAAGAGGCGCATGACCTCTCCTATGGTCATTAGGGTCGATTCCTTGTCGGATATGTACTACATCTTCAACAGGTAATTTTAAATTCTCTCCACCTTTACCCTGTTGATAATATTCATAATGAGTTATCAATTGTTCAGAGTTTCCTCTAACTTCAACAAGGCTTGGCATTATAGGAACTAATTGGACTACTTTTCCATTTGCATTTCTATTCTTAAAAAGAAAAGCATCTCCAACTGTATTGATTGCTAAAACTATATAGTGAGATAAAAGTCCAGCTGACATAAAAGGATTTGGTCTTTTGTATAAACTTTCTACTGGATGATTATTTACGAGGTCTCTGTTTCCAAAAGAATCAGTTTTACTTACTTGAAGTAATGGTTCTGAAAATGCTGTTGATAAAACATTTAAGCAAGCTATTACAGCTGAATTAGCTGAACCATCTCCAATCTCTCGAAGTTTATCAGACTCCCAGAAACCAGCAGATGTGTTGTATCCGTATACAGATAAGTCAGCACCATAAGTTTGGTTATAACTAGCTGTACTTTTACTTTCAACATCTCTACCTGCTAGAGCATCAAAAGCTTTTTGAAATCTATTTCTTTCTGCCATTAATTAATATGCTTCCCACACAACTCTCTTGTGCATTTCTTGAGCTCCAAGTGCAAGTGCGTCTACCATGTCATCATGCGAACCTAGTGGAAATGCAAGGAGCTCACGCTCTAGGTTCGGTAGCCATGGTGCTTCCGCTTTCATAAGTACATTTCCGCTCTCCATCCTAGCTGATAATGGTAAAGCTTTGGTTATTTTATCTTTATCTGCTTTCATTTCTTGCACACGATAACCTTCTCTTGAAAGCATTTGTGAAACAGTTTTAGATAATCCAACATTTTCTATACAAACATGAGTCCAATTATATCTTTGATACATGTTTTTAATTTCAGGAAATACATCAGGGCCTTCAACCTTTACTTGTTTTACATCATTAACAAATAAAGTTCCATCACTATGTTTTGCAAAATCTACTATTGCTGTGTAGTCAGAACTAGTAGCAGTAGTAACTGCAATATCTGCTGCACCAAAATGTGTTAGTTCAAGTGGGTCCCATGTTCCACCACCACCTGACCACAAACCATTTTCTGTTTTTTCATAGTACGATAACCAATGAGGTTTAAAAAGAGATTGTCCATCTTCTACAAACTCTGCTAGATATTCTTGTGTGTAAATAATTGAACCCACTTCTTTCTTAGCAACTTCTACTTCATCAGGGTCTATTGCAGGATTGTCAGTCGTAGCAAATCTAAATGTTTCCCAATTGTCATCATCTTCAGCCATTTTCCATAAATCATAAAACCAGTTATTCATTCCCATAGGAGTGCTAATAAATAAAGCTCCACCTTTTCTTTCAGTAAGAGTAGGTCTTAAAACTTCTCTCCATACTTCAGGTTTAACAAAAGCTGCTTCATCCATTACTAAGAAGTCCAAACCTTCACCTCTTAATCTTTGTGGATTGTCTGCAGACTTGGCAGCAATATATCCACCATTCTCAAATTGAACTTCCATATTTGCTAAAGAAACTTTTGGTCTTATCTCTTGAGGGAAAGACATAGCAGCTGATTCAATAGCCCTCCAACCAACTCTAGCTATTGAAAATGTAGGAGCAACCCACCAAGCTCTCTTGCCTTCTAATGCAGCTTGAATACAAAGTTGAACTCCTAATCTTGTTTTACCAAACCTTCTTCCTGCACAAAGTACTTTCCATCTTGATTCTGAATTAGCTACTTCTTCTTGCGCTGGATGTAATAAAGGAAGCTTGGCAGAATATTTCATTCCCCTTCGTAATCATCCCAAGTTTCAAGTAATGCAAAAACAGTTTCTTCCAACTTATCTAATTCCATTACAACCATTCCATCTGATGTGCCATCAGGCATTGCTACAAAAAGAAAAGGTTTATTGTTTCCTATGGCAGAATTATTTTCATCTGATTGTTGTTTAGCTGCTTTAAATTTTGTCCATAAAGATTGAACTTGTTTACCTGCTTTTACTTCTACACGAACATGACCTAACCAACTCTCCTCATGTCCCATCATTGAACGAAATTTAGTATTAGGTATCTTAAGTTTTTTTCTAGCAAGGTTTTGTTTTCTTCTACCTTTGTTCCTATTACGCCTTGCTCTCTGTGCGGCTTCACTTTTAGCAGGGTCATCTGGGTTGTATCTCTTTTGTCCCATAGCTACATTAAACCCTGGGCCTTTTTCTCTAAGCTTCCTTGATTTATATTCCGAATAAGTTTCATCATCTCGCATGTCGAATCCTGACATCCTACCACCTGTACTTTCTTTTCTTAGCCTTCTCATATTTTTGATATGAGGTTGTTGTTAAATTACTTGGGTCTTTTTCCCATTCTACATCAATTGGTGTTTCAAACATTACGTTCCTAGAAATTTGTCTTTGTGTAGGACTAGAACATTTAGGACAATTTATTTTAGGTTCTTCTTTAATTCCATATGTAACTTCAAAAAGAAATTCACAAATATCTTTAATGCATTTATGTTCATATCTAGGCATGGGGTAAGTATAGTAGTTATTTTGAATACGGCTATCCTATGGACAG